CAACGGCGACGACCCCACGCCGCGGGGCGAGCCGCACACCAATCCGAAGTACGATGACAGCGAGTGGCTGGCAAAGGAAGAAGTTTCACTACGTTCGGAGCTTGAGGGGCGAACCCTCGAACTGTGGATTACTGAGGAAGAGATGGAAGTCGAGAGCGGCACGGTGTCGTACCGGACGCCGAACCTGATGGACACGAAGACCAGCAACTTCGTTACCATCGATAACGGCATCCAGAGCGGTGACGACTCCGAGGCCAACAGCGATAAGGCGACCGCCACCGATGGCGGCACCGCTACGGAGTCCGCTGACTCCTCCGCTACGGACTCGCCGCAGGAGCCGCAGGGAACGGAAGAGCCTACGGAGCCGACTGACACCGACTCGGCGGGCCTTCCCGAGGATGTCCCTGAGGTGCTGGACGACCTTATCGACTACATGGCTCGCAACGGCGAGACTGACGCCGACGAGATTCGGGAGTTCGCCGCCGACGAGGTGGACGACCCCGACGCTATCGACTGGGAGGCCGCCGCGAACGAGGCCAACCGTCGCTCGGAGTAGTCCCCGATGGATAGAAACGTACTTATCGGGCTATCGGGGCTGGCGATGATGCTCGTGGTAACGCTCGGGTATATCGCCTACGCTATCTACTTCGGAGTGGTGGCGTGACCGAACGCTCCGAGTCCGTGGTTCAGGTTGAGGTGTCGGCGTCTCGGAAGGTTCAGTTGGACAGCTATGAGCCGGCTGAGGCTTTCGTGAAGGAAGTCCACAACGTTCCCGAAGATGTGGACTACGAAGTGTGGCTGAACGAGCGTCAGGATGATGTGATGGAAGCCGCCGAGAGAGCGGCTATGCGTAGGCACGAAGAATATCTTCGTGAAGAAGACTTCGAAGAGTAGCGCGTTGCGGTAACGAAGTGACCACGGCCCTCACGGGCCGTCTTTGGGATGGTCCCGAAATGGGGCTGTCCCGGCGTCAGCCCGTGAGGGTAGTTCTTAGACACAACCAATGAATGTCAATAACATCGACAACCCCGAGTTGTACGAAATAAGTCAACTACGTGAGGATTGGGGCTTGGCCGGCGAGCAGGATACGCACCTCGTCGTATTCTTGTCGTTCCTCGGTGGCGGCTTCGTCGTCATGACGGGCCTCTCGTCGGGCGGGAAAGATGCCGTCGTCAATGCGGCTGAGTTCTGCGTTCCCGATAACTGGGTCTACCAGATTCCCACCTCAATGAGCGAGACGGCGCTCTATGAGGATGCCCACGAAATCAACTCCTGCCCGGTACATCGGCACAAGGACATCAGCAATATCGCCGGCAAGGACTGGTTGGAAGACATCTGGAAGCGTCACGGTGACGGCAACCCCATCAGCCACTCCTATAACGATGTGACCGGCGGCGACCGAGAGACGGTGACGCAAACGCTGATGCCGCCGAACTGTATGATTCTGTTCCTCGCCTCGGACAATGAGCAGGTAGACATCAACGACTATGCCGAGGTTCGGAACCGCGCTCTAATCGTCGGCATTGACGACTCTGCCGGCCTTACGGAACGGGTCAACTCCCGACAAGCAAAGCAAGAGGCCGGGATTATCGAGTATCAAGTCGAGGAAGGCCGGGCCGACGAGATTCGGGAGTACGTCTCGACAATCCCGATGCACGCCTACGGTGACGACAACCCCGGCGGTTTCCTGAACCCGGTGATGCCGGCAATGGACGAGCAAAACCCCCTGCCTCAGCACTTCACCGAAGCTCGCCGCGACTTCCCCCGTCTCTCTGACTTCATGAAATCGGTCACGCTGTTCCACTACGACGACCGAATCGAAGTGCCGCAGAAGATGTGGAACGGCGAGAACCGTATCGATAACGACGTGACGCTCCTGGTGACGCCCGCCGACGCTTGGCTCGGGATGCGCGTTTTCGGTGAGAAGATGGTGCTGTCGGCGCTGAACTTGCAGGATAAGGACTTCCACCTGCTCGACCTGCTCCGTAGCAACTACGGCCAGCAGTTCGACGTGGGAACGCTTCAGAGCAAGATGCGTCAGCGCGGCTGGAACATCACCAACAGTGACGTTCGCTCGGCGCTCAAGAACATGAAGACGAAGGGCTACGTCCGGCCCGACAAGAGCGTCACGCCCCACGAGTGGTCGGCCTCGGAGTTCGCAAAGCAGGTAAGCCGCGGCGTCAATCTGGACTGGCCCACCGTTATCGAGGATACCCGTGAGGTAGTCCACGAACACTACCCGAAGCCGGTTGCAATGGACTATGAACAGCAATTCCTCGAAGGTGATGGTCTGCTCGTCACCCATCCCTTCGAGGGTCACACCGTAAATCTGTCAGAAGAAGACGCAAACGAACTCGAAGAGACGGTCGAACAGCAAGAAGAGAAAGAAGAAGCGGCGTTCTCCAGCGGACTGGAAGACACTCAAGGTACACAGGGTACACTCAGATAAGGAAAAAAGAATGGAAAAGCCAACAAATTGCCCGGAATGTGGTCGAAGATTTAAATCTCTCGGTAGACACTTCGCCTCAAGACCCGAACACCGGCCTAAACTTTCCGAGAGGCAACACGAACTCATTACCGGGCTACTACTCGGTGATGGTTGGGTATCCAGAGAGCGCAACGGAAATCCTCGGTTTGTTGTTGACATGATAAACCGAGAGTTCATTGAATGGCTTGATACCCAATTTGAGGAACACACACTTGGCGCTCGTCTTCAGAAAACCGCTGAAGATCACGCCGAAACTTGTGGTCATAACCCACAAACTACCAATGATGTATGGAGGTTCAAGACTCGGACAAATCCAAAATTAGAACAATATCGAGACTGGTACGGTGAAGGCGGTAAACGGTATCCAAAGAGTCTGGAACTAACACCAACAATTCTTAAAATGTGGTATGTTTCAGACGGAAGTTTCCACCTTCCTGAATATAACGTAACCCCGACACTCAGCTTCGGCTGTAAGAAAGAAAATGATAATAAACAGTTCATATCAGACCTATTTTCTGCAATTGATGTAGAAATTACTTGGTATGATTATGTGTTCAGGGTAGCGTTAGATGATGCCGAAAAGACTTGGAATTACATGGGAAGTCCACCTCCCGGATTCGAATACAAGTGGAACTAAAATAATCAATGAAAAGCAACACAGTAGACTTCATTATTCGACTTCTCGCTCGGCTCTTTGGCTTCAGTCAGGGAGCGGACGAAGAGCAAGAACAGACCGAAAAACAGAGAGAAGAAGATACCGGCGGCGTTCCCGAGAATGACCCTGACGAAGAAGAAAAAGAAGAAACGACCGAGGAGCCGTCTGAAGAAGACAGTAGCGATAACTCCGGCGGTGATTCTCAAGACGAGACGGAAGAAGAACCAGAACCGACTACGCCGGAGGAACCATCCGAGGAAGAGCAAGAGAGAGAATCGGAAGACGAAGAAATAGACATCGACCTTAATTGGCCACCGACGAAACGAGTCGAGGCTCCCCACGAGGGAGAAGGCGAAGAGACTATCGAAATTAGTCTTTACCACCGGGAAGGTGACGAACTCGGTCTTCAAGCCTGTCGTCAGTCTGCTCCATACGTTAACTATGTCTTCGAAGAGGCATGGGGGGCCGACTACACCGTCGATGTGAACGTTGTGGAAGAACCAGTCCCCGCAGACATTGAGGATTACTCAGACTGGCGTGACTACTTCTGGGATGGTATTCCTCCGGAGGTGCGCTCGAAGGACGCCAACTGCCTGATTCTCGACTCTGGCGGTATCTCGGGACGTGGCGGTCCGGACGTGGCTGTTGTCAATGGACCGAGCTATTTTGAAGGGTTCGATTATGACCCTGACGAGAAGCCGGTCCTCTTCGGGTATGGCAAAAACCACGAGGGAATCAACAGAGTTGTCCACGAAATCGGTCACGGCCTTGGTCTGAGTCACGACGGCGATAAGGTGCGGAAGTACGGTCGGGAATACGTTCCTGTTATGCGGACCACCTATGAAGACGGGAGCAACTTCCTCCATGAACTTCACAAGGTCAACCGAAACCAGAAGCCGGATGTCAGAAGCGGAGGCTTCTGAGGCGTCCTATGGACTTTGAAGAACTGTTCCTCACCCTTTCGTCAGTGTTGATGGTGGCCGGGTTCTCCGTCCTGTCGTGGCGGGCCGTTTTGCTTTCGTATCGCTACGCAGGATGGCTCGGTGTTGGATTCTGTCTCATTGGACTCGGTGTTTTCGTCTTCTCCTTAATGGTAGAACCGCCACCCAAACGAAAGCGTCGGTGAGGTATCAGATGTGAACCAACAGAAAGCACTACGGAAGGCGAGTAGCGTCTTCGCTCCGAGCTTCCCGCGTCAGGTGTCTACTCCAGATTCGTTTCAGGCCCGCTGTGACAGGCGGCAAGAGTTCTGTGCGTTTCTGGAGGAAGCTGGCAACGCGGAGATGCCGGGCTACTATTCGGTGTATTCGTTCCCGCGAGGCCACAGTCGGGACGGAAACATCCCGAAGGTAGACTGCATCTTCATTGACCTGGACGTGGAGGGCGGCAACTACGACCCCAATGCGGGTAACACCTCATTCGAGGCGTGGAAGCGAGACATCAGCGCACTTCTCGCGCGTGCAAGGATGATTGCGAGAGCCATTATCGAAGCGGGAGAAGAGCGCCACTTCAGAGCCGTTCTGTCCGGTCACAAAGGACTCCACATCTACTTGGACTTCCCGACGCTGGCCGCGAACAACGGTGGTTTTCAGCAGTTCAAGAACGGACTCAAAGAGTACGGTGAACAGGTAATGTCGTGGCTCAACTCCACCGCCGGAGGCGTAAACATAGAGAAGTGGGTGGATGTTGACGCCTCGGACCTCGGGCGATTGGCCCGTTATCCCAACACTATCCACCACGGCGCGAAGTACGACGACGAGACTCGGTGGTGCGTTCCGGTAACGATGAACGAGTTGGCCGACCTTCGTATCGAAGACTATCTAAGCCTGACGAGAGAGCCGCGCTGGCCGTCCGGGTACGAACGTACCCCATCACACTCGGCTGGCGACAAAGTTGCTCAGTACGTTCGCAATGCCGCTACTGGAGCGACCCGAAGAAGCTCGGTCAACAGTTCCAGCTACGATTCAGCAGCGGTCAGCGAGTACGACCGCGAAGCGAACGACGACATCGAGCTTGAAGACCTTGCGTTCCTTACAGCCAACAAACCCTGCATCGAAGCCTTCGGTGAACGCGACGATGCGTTCGACCACGGCAACGCCTCTCATGTGATGGAAATATCTATTATCGGTCGATTCGTGGAGATGGGCGTCCCGCGAGACGTAATACACGAGTTCTTCGCGCAAATTCCGGGGTATCGAGAAGGCTACACGGACGAACAGATTAACAACATCGTCGGACGCAGATACAGAGAGTTCAACTGTGCGAACATAGCAGACGAAGCTCCGCAGTTCTGCCTCGATAACTCCTGTGCGCTGTACCGACGTAACGACGACATCCAGAAATAGCGGCCATCCCCGGCGGTGGGGACCAAACTTCACCTTGAAAACTCAAACCAACATCAACTCACAGAAGCGACAGCAAGTGTTCACCCTCGTCCAGAACGGCGGTGCCACTTACGAACAGATAGCCGAAAGCCTCGACATCGAGCGGTCAACCGCTCGTGACCACATCAATAACCTTCAGAAGGAAGATGGAGTCGCGCTCGGGGTTCGGAAAAGCGGCGAAGCAAAGGAGTTCTACTACAAGCCGAACGCGAAGGAACATCCTGTCAATCCGAACTATCCCACCCAGGAGCTACGGTCGAAAGCGTCTGTCACCAAAGAGGCAAAGGAAAAAGTTCACGAGCTAATCCAGTATCTCGACCAGGACCTAAACGGTCGCGCTCCAGCCGACACCACCTTATCGGTGAGGGAGTCGCACGAAGACATGGTGTGCCACCGTTCCGACGACCACATTGGGGCGGCATACCACGACGAGTTCGGCAACGAAACTTTCCAAGCCGAAATCGGTATTGACCGTGTACGCACCGTCTCCGATAGGGTGTTCGAGCTAAAGAGCCGTCAGGAGAAGGCGGGCGTCAGCTTCGATACGCTCCACATCCTGATGGGCGGCGACCACCTCCACGGTATCGGTGTTCATGACAACCAACCGTGGGAAACGCAACTCTCGATGCCCGAACAGCTTACCATTGGTTCGGACATCTACATGGAGTTTATCGACAGGGCCGCCAAGGAGTTCGAGACGGTCCAAGTGGTGTGCCAGAACGGAAACCACGGCGAGCTTCGGGGTGACGGTATGGGTCCCGACGATAACATCGATACGGCCTTCTTCCTAACGCTGGACCGCCGAGTCCGCGACCGTGGCTACGACAATGTTCGTCTGGTGCGCTCCGCGTCGGGGAACTACACGAACTTCAGGATGCGGGTCGATGAAGAAGAAGACCAGAACAACGCTGACAGCCTCGGCGTGAAGCCCCACGAACTGCCGCCGGACCTTCAGACCGGCCACCGTGGACATCTTCGCCACGGTCAGAACAGCCTTGAACACATCGGCACCTCTTCGGGGAAGAAGCGATGGCTGAAGTGGAAGGATATGCACGAGTTCGATGTTGCGTATCGAGGTCACTTCCACTCGTTCCAGATAGACACAATCTCCTCGAAGAAGGTCGTGGAGTCGGGAGCTATCGTCCCGCCGCACGACTTCGAGGAATCGCTGGCTGAGTGGGAAGAACCCGCGGCGACCGTTCACGGTGTCTCCGATACCCGAGCCGTGAGTTGGCTCTACCCCATCGACTTCGAGAAGCCGCCGACGGAGGAAGAAAAAGAGGAATTGGTCAACTTGGCGCTAAAGACCTAAAGGCGTTAGAGTTAAGTCCTTATGGGTACTCCATGTAGACAGACGTTCCTAATTGGTTAATGACGGAGAACACAACGCGCGTCGGCAAATACGTTGAGCATCTTCATGTGACCTACGAGCCTCACGAAAAATACTGTACTTCGCACCCTGTTACCGGCGAAGAATTGCAACCCGGAATCCCAATTCTTAAGACGGTTCCGGGGGGGAGTATTGTTAGAAAGTCAGTAACTTACAAACGGGTAAATTGTCCAGAGTGCGGCATCGAGGCGAGATACGATGGCGACTCTGAGCCTACGTGCCCGAAGTGTGGGACAATCTGTGGGGGCACAGGATGTCCAACGGACGACAACATAGTGAGAGATGCAAAAGCCGCGGGGCGGGTCGAATAATAACAAATGAACGGGAAAGAAATTACCGCGACTAAAGTGGAGGCAGAAAACCAGCCGTGTTCAGTAGTTGACGAAGACGGTGCGATAGTATGGGCCAACAGAGAGGCCGCAGAAATCCGACGCACTACTATTGGTGGGCTGGTGGGAACAGAGATGGAACAACTGGTCCCTGAATTAAGTCTCAAGGACGGAAAACTGTTCGAGCGGGTTCTTTCTGGAGAGTCGTTCGAGTTCGAGCGTGAACTTCTCCGGGATGACGGGAGTACGTTCTTTGCTGACGTGAGTGCAGAACCAATCGAGGTAGACGGAAGCGTTCATTGTCTTACCAACTACGAAAAGACGAGGGAGGGGCGGCCACCCACAGAAGCCTCGACAGAGATGAAGCCTCCCGACCCGACCGACATCGATGACATCTCAGAGAAAGAACTTCAGGATATAACCCAGAACATCAGAGTCGATGCCCCGAGCGGGAAGATGCCGCTCAATGCGATAATGCTCGACCTCGCCGCCGGTCACAATGAACTGGAACAGTACAAGAAAGGCTCGCTCGCGCTCTACAAGACCATAGACGAGCGACTGCAAGAAGAGGAACAGAAAAACTCAGACGAGAAGGTAATCAAGGTACTGAAGGCAGTCAAGCGGTCTGCGTTCGGGTTGTACCTTCGTCTGAAGCGCGGCGACGAAGAACTGCACGGCCACCGCGGCGGGAAATACTCGGGATACTTCAATCCGAGCTAACGCTAATCCTACAATGCTCAAAGAAGAGACATTAGAGAGTACGGGTAGTCGGACGTACAAGGAACCGGACGGAGAAATCATTGAAGTCGTGGAGGTAACGCAGAATAGCATTACAGTTCTTACCAGGGTCGATACCGATAACGCGGGCGGCCTCCCATTCATCGACCCCTCCGGGCTAACTGTTGTTGAGTTGAACGAAAAGATGGCAGAGGTAGAGCTGTCGGAAGAGGAACGCCGCGCCCTTATCGAGGCGGAATCCGAAGGAAAGGACAGAAAGACGGCCATCGATGCCATAGAAGAGGGATGACCGCCGGACTGCTCTACGCGGTTGACTTCGACAAGACGCTCACCAAGCCCTCGTCAAACGAATGGCTTCCCGCTGATAAGCAAGAGCCGAACGAAAAGATGATAGAAACAGTTCGGGAGCATTTCGTTCGCGGAAAGAAGGTCGTGGTTTGGACCGCTCGGGAATGGCGCGAGGCTTCGAAAATCGCGGGATGGCTCACCATTCACGAGGTGCCATACCACGGGCTTCGTTGCGAGAAGGGTGGTGCAGACAAATACATCGATGACAAAGCGATGACCCCCGACGAGTTTATCGGAGAAGAGGTGGTGATGCGAGTCGAAAACTGAAGCTGATGTTCACCCTTTGGATTGAATATACAGACGTAGACGGAGAGGTATCGATGGACAAATATCAGGGCGTAACGTCCTTCAACGACCCTCCGATGACGAACAATCTCCACCTTACCTTTGGGGATGACCGTGAAGACGAGAAGTTAGGTGACGGTAACATAATCAGAGGCAAACAAGAGAATGAGTGACAACGAAGAGAACGAGAGGCCGAATAGCTACATCGTTGAAATCGAGAAGTGCGTTGAGATAGACTGCTCGACCGGAGCGGCAGATGTTCTGAAGCAACGGCGTGATGCCGATAGCGTGGAGACAGCGTTAGCTCAGACGATAGCCGGCGAGGAACGCATGGGTATCGAACCCGAAGAGAAACTGCTGAGACTCGAAGTAGAAGTTAATGAAGCATCCAACAAGTGACGTTGAGAGGGAGTATAGGAGAGCAAAACGCGAAACCCAGGTTCTTGATAAGGCCGAAAAGGCGGTCTACGAACGGCCCGACTCCTACGGCGCTCCCGAGGACTCTTTCGATAAAATCGCCTCGATGTGGGGCGGCTACCTCGGTGTAGAGATTACCGCCGACGACGTTGCGAACATGATGGTCCTACTGAAGGTCGCGCGAAATGCCGAAGGAGAATACCACGAGGACAACTGGGTGGACATAGCCGGCTACGCAGAATGTGGAGCAAGAGTACAGGGCGATGACGCAGAATAAGACCGCCTTTCAGCGACTCGTCAACGAAGAGTTCGCTGAAGAACTTGCCCAGGACCTCCGAAACCTGCGGGGTGAGATGGAGGATGGAAGAGAGATAACGATGCAATTCTTCGAAGAGGACCTGCCGACGATGATAGAAGAACTCGAAGAAATGACCGATGGAGAGTAAAGAGACGAAGCAATGTATCGAAGCAATCCAAGAAGCCTCGAAAAAGGTTGAGGGTCCATTAACAAGAAAGGAATATGAAAAGTACGCTGATGGTCCCAGTCCTTCGACAATATGGAGACGATTCGGTAGTTGGAATGAAGCAAAAGAAGAAGCTGGTGTAGAAATATTTAATCCTCGAAAAGGACTTCCGGCAG